GTTCCATTGATCGAGTACCCGAGACCCACCTCGGTTAAGAATAGGAGGTAGTGCATAGGGTTTTACCCGCCTACTCGCATGTTTTCCAAGCCAAGAAAATGGGAGAAATGCAAGGACGAGCCCGAGACTGCAAGTGGCAGACCATATGGTGGCACCACTCGCAAACAGGCCATGTCAGTCTCACCCCGCAACTCTGGCAGGAAGGGTGGAGAGAGATCTCCACCACCTGGCAAGAGGACAACGGGCAAGAGGGACAATCCGCCCTTGGATTATTCGCCGAAGGTTTACAAGTCCGGCAATCCGAGGGTGAAGGGAGCAGGAAACAGAAGCGGCCCTGCCCGCGGCGGAGATAAAGCCGTCGCGGTTGCTTCCAGAGAAGCGGTAGCACAAGCTGATGGCTTGAAGGATGCACTGCGGGAGCAAGCCGAAGAGACACGTGTCGCACAGGATGCCAATATGCACCTGCGACGCGATCTCACTAGTGTCCAGGAGGACCTTAAACAAGCCGAGGAGAAACTCGGTGGCAGGCGGAATGCGGTTGATAAGCTTCATAATAAGCGCCGCAAGCATTTCCACTGCCAATGGCAAGACGAGACAACGCGTTCCATATTAACATTTGTGTTATTTGTGGTTATATGCCCTGTGATTTTCGTTGGATTGGCCGTATATTTCGATGTGTTCGAAAGCCTGTTGTGCTGGCAGTGGATGGCCGCCAGTATGCTCTATCAGGTGGCTGCGGTGTGTGCCGACCGCCGCATCTGTGCCAAGCGCGGGTACAGATCTCTATTTAGTGAGCGCACCACCCACAGCTACTCGTCGATGACCAACCAAGACTGGGACGATGTGGACAGGCGTGCCGACGCCATGTCACTCCGAGAGCTTAAGCATGTCGATGCCCGATACAGCATAGTTGCGTATCGTAAGACTTTAAATGGCGTCCTACTCAACGAAGACACTTTCGGGAAGCGCACTGGAGCTCCCGACTATCTGCTCATATCTCATGAGTTGTTGGCTCAACTGACTACCCCGAATGTCATGCTGACGGACGACCCCCTAGTCGTCAAAGATAGGTTGCTCGCATCGGTTAAGACCACACACACTGTCAATCTGGACAAGGATCTCTATCAAGAGGGTGAAGATGTGGCGGGAAACACTATGGAGGTTGCGCAAGGCCTGTGGTATCAGAATCGCCAGGCCCGCACCCGGTGTTTCTGACCCGCCCCAGCGTGATAGGCGGACTTAGGTCGTACACCCGCGGGTATCGATACCTGGAGAATTCCATGGATAAGATTGCGGAGATTAAGGAGTCTGCGGTAATTTCAAAACCGCGTGAGGTAGCTTTAGGGAAGCGCCCTGTGGTCCAGATTTCATTGGGACCTGTGGTTGTTGGTGCTGTACGCCCACACCCAGATCCTCTGGACCCAGATACGACCATCGCTGGGGTGAGACATAGGTTTCTTAAGAAACCGCTCCCGTGTGAGGGTGCGTTACTGAAGAAGTTCAGGAGGCACGTCAGACGAGAATGCCGGAAGGAATTTGTCCCCATTTCCGCCGATGCAGATGTGAGCGTTGAGCAATGGTTAAGCCACACTGATTACCCCGACTGGAGACGTAAAGAACTCCGGGTTCAATGGGATGGCGTTGCAAGTATGTGGGATCCAGATAAGTCCCACCGCTACTTCCGATGCAGCTCCTTCATGAAAGATGAGGATTATCCAACTTACAAGCACGCCCGCGCTATCAACTCGCGGTCTGATGTCTTCAAATGTGCTGTAGGGCCTATCTTTAAGCTTATTGAAACGGAAGTGTATCGACACAAGGCGTTCATTAAGCATGTTCCTGTTTCAGATCGTCCAGATTACATAATGAACTATCTGCACCGTGAGGGCGCTAAATATATCGCGACAGACTATACAGCTTTTGAGAGTCTGTTCGTTAGAGAGTTGATGGAGGCGTGCGAGTTTGAGCTTTACTCGTACATGACGCAATACTTACCCGCTGGTGGGGAGTTCATGCGCCTGGTAAATGAAGTACTGGGTGGCCTCAATTTGTGTGTCTTTAAGGATTTTAGGGTGGCTGTGGAAGCTACCCGAATGTCCGGCGAGATGTGCACATCTCTTGGCAATGGGTTTTCAAACCTGATGCTTATGCAGTTCATTTGTTCTGAAGTGGGCTGCAGGGAGGTGTTGGGAGTGGTTGAAGGAGACGATGGTCTCTTTACCATGGTTGGGACTCCCCCAACCGCAGCGGACTTCGCCAGACTTGGCTTAGTCATTAAGTTGGAGGTGCATGACACCATCTCCACCGCATCCTTCTGCGGTCTTGTCTTTGATCCTATGGATAGAGTCAACATCGCGGACCCACGCAAGGTTTTAACTAATTTTGGGTGGGCGCAACGTAATTACGCACGCGCGCGTAGCAGCAAGCTCATTGTTTTGCTCCGTTGTAAGGCGCTGTCCACAGCATATCAATATCCCGGTTGTCCCATTATAGCTGAACTTGGCTGGTATGGGATTAGGGTTACTCCGAGAACAGCTTCGAATAAGCTGAAGAGAACCATAAGCCGAAAGGGCCAGTTTGACTCCTATACGCGGGAGAAAATATTGGCCGCCTACATCTGCGGGAACATACCGCGCAAGGTGCCTCCTAGGAACACAAGGCTCCTTGTTGAAAGATTGTATGGAATAACCATCGAGGTACAGCTCTCTATAGAGTCCTACCTCTGCTCATTGAAAATGATCCAACCGTTAGATCACTGGAGTTTCCGCATGATTCTGCCACCACTTTGGTATGAGCATGCGGCGCGTTACTCCTTTGCTAGTGACCGATTGGATGTGAATCTAGAGATTCCAGCGGAGAGTTACCACCATCTCGTATGTCTTTACCGCGAGTGGGATGTTGAGGATATGCCGGTTAGCATCAGCAACCGAAGGGATTGGAGCTCTCCTGAGCAGCTCTATGGAACGTAATGGCGTTCCATGGCTGACTCCCATGTCTGCCTAACAAGAAACATTGGGGGGATTCGAGATTGTCCCTGAGATCGCTCCGTATTGCAATGCGTCAAATTCGG